TTTTTGATTATAATATTATTATTATTATTTTTTACTGTTAAACTTCTTTTTTCCTCAAGTTCTTTGTCTATTTCAACAATTTCAAGATTGAGTTTATTGAAATTATCACCTTCGTCAGTATCTAACTTACGTTGTTCTGTCTTGCCTTTTGCTACTAATGCTTCAAGTTCAGCAACTTTTGCTTTACGGTCTTCTATAAGTTGATTCATATCTTTGGCCATACGATTATTATTTTTTTATAAATACGCAGTTTTTAAATTATTTTTTAATTGTACTAATAATAGTATCGTATTTCTCGTAATACTCTTTTAAACCTTTAACTTCTTCTACTTTTTGCTGTTCAGCAGAACGCAGTTCTTGCTCTTTAATGAGTTTATCTGCTTCTTCTTTTTGCTTGAGTTCATCAAGACCACGTACTGATACTCCAGAACTTTCATAAGCAGGATCAATAACAATTGAGAATTCTCCGATTTTCTTGAACTTTGAAATAGTTCTTACATAACCACCATTGTTACGTTTTTCCCATTTCTCTGAATTGGGTTCTGTACCAATAAGAAAGCCGAAACTTGCTGCATTAACATCACCATTATTTATATCTTCAATTAACCAAGCATCTTTTGTTTTTGCTCTGAACTCGAACTCAACCCCATTAGGAGTTACATTCCATCGTAATGAATTTCTCTGAGCATTTGGTTTGTAACGAGCAAGAATATTATTCTGGTCGTGATTATAAGTCATACGAATTTCTTGAGTTTTCAAGAATTCATCAGTTGCTGCTTCGGGAAGAACAACCTCAGTAAATTGTCCACCAAGCATTTTTGATTCTTCGTTAAAACTAATTGCTTTACCAGTTATAATACCACTCTCGGTATTTGCTCTGACTTCCTGTAAATATCTAAATTCTAAATTTTCCATATTAATTATTATTATTATTTATATTATTATTTGCTGTGCTACCACTTGCAGGTGCATCGCCCTTAACTATAGGATTATCAAGTGTTTGTAAATTAGTACTGATGAATGCTTTATTGCCACCAGCAACTGGAAATTTTGCATTATATGCTTGTCTTGCTTCGTTAGGAGTTTTCGCACCAATACTAACAAGTTTAACCATTGTGTCGGCTTTGGTAGTTGCATCCAATCTCAGAATATTTTCAACATCGAATTTCAAATCAGTTTTAAGCCACTCTGACTTCAAGTATAATTTTCTCTTGAACTCATTTTCAAACTTTTCAATCAGTGGCAATAAACCGTTGTTCAGGAAATCAAGACTTTGTTGCTCTGCAGTGCTGTATTTTGCTGTTTCTGAGAATGCTAAACTCGGTGGCACTCCGAAGAAACGGCAAATTTCAAGTACGTTAAATGCCTTATTTTCAAGCATTTGACTCTGAACTGGAGAAACACCAATTGCATTATACTCCAAACCTGCATCTAAAGCAACAATACCACCACTAACACCACCAAAAACTGATGAAGTTTGCTTGACGAAATCTTGCTTTGCTTTTGCTGCTTGACCTTGTAAAAGACTTGCACCTGCCTTTGGACTGAGAATACCACTGAGATTTGCACCACCTTTGAAATAATTATCACTGTGTTTGTTAGTATTATATGCTATTCCCAAAGCATCAGCAGCATATTGAATTGTACTAATACCTACTATTCCATCATCTTTACAATAATTCGGGATATGAATAATCTGACTCTTATCATACATTTTACCATTTAATAAATAATAATATTGAATATTGAGATTATCAGTGGCAAGTAATGTTGTTAAATTCGTAACATTAGTAATAAGAGTGCCATTGACATATATATAAACATAATCACTGTTCAAAAGTGTCAGAGATAAATTATCACCATTATTATTTTTTTCAATTGCTATATATGCATTACCTTTTCCAACACAATTAACAACAGCCATTTTTTTAAACATAAATGCTGACTGATAATCATTTGGCTGAATATTTAATAAATAATTTAAACTATTGCTGTCATCGGGATAATTCCAACCACCTATTTTTCTATAAGGTAATATAGGTAACTCAGCAAGACTGTCACTGAGAAGATTCATACAACGAAAAACTGTTGATAATTTTGTTGCTTGTGAATTAGTATAATCAGTTGATGTATTGTAACTTATCTCACCAGTAATGGGATTAGTATCTATACTTGTTATATCACGAGTTTCAAGAGGTTTTTCTGGTTCAACTTTAGGTTCTACTTTAACTATTGGTTTGAATAAACCATATATTTTGTCTGCAATGTTAGCCATATATTCTTTTTTTATAAATACGCTAATTAAAAATAAATATTTATTAAAAATTCTTAATTTTTCTTACACTAATAATCAGTTAGTTAGTATACTCCAAATGAGTATCTTGGAGACTCTAAGTATGCACCCATACTGTTAAGCATACTGGCAACACCATCGATTTTGGCTTTTCTTGATGACTTGTCAATATTTTGGTTACCCATTGAGTTTGTTCTGACAATTACGTTACCTATCATCCATTTAGTAATAATATTCTTCTGCATTATAATATTGCCACTGAGTATAAGTCTCTGAAACTCCTTTATCGGCTTGTTCAGACTACCTGCAGTCTGGCTGTAGGGTTTCATAATGAAATGCTGTGTTGCATCAATTGCAAACTGAGTACTGTTCCACTTATCATACGAAATCATTTGTATTGGGTGACTCATATTAGTCTTCTGAATATCAGTAAGTATTCTATTGTAGTCACAAACATTGCCACTGGTGACATTTATTTGACCGAGTTCACCAGCATTTTTAAATTTATCCTTATTGATGTTACTGTTTACTGAATCTTCGGGTATATAATAATCGTTAAAAAAATATATCTGATTTTCTACAGGTATCATATACGTCACCGAAGTTATGTCTGATACCGAACTAAGGTCAACTCCACACCACACAGGCATTTCTTTAAATCTATCATCACTAAGTGTTATGTCCTGCATAGCATCAACAACTGTCTGTTCTGATAACCAGTCTTCATCTGTATTGGCTTTAAGCCACCTGTTGAAGTTCTTTACAAGAACACCGTTACGTTCTGCTTCGAAGTTCTGTGCTTTATTAACTTCTGATTCGATGAAGTCCGAGTATACACTAACATTGATATTAGGATTTGCTTTCACCCATATATCTTTATTGGTATAATCATCATCTTCATCCAATGTGAAAATAATTGCGAACTGTGCAGGGTCATCAGCAATATCAAAAATTATATCCGTACAATAAGTTCTGAGTTGATAACAAAAACTCGTAGTGTCAAATCCTGCTGTGGTGATAACTATAAGTAATGGCATTTCACGTGAACCCATTGATGATTTTATTACATTATACATAAGACTGTTCGGTGCTTCGTGTAGTTCATCAATAATTGCAAATGAAGTATTGAGTCCATCGAGTTTGCTTGCATCACTGGCTGTTACAAGTAGTTCTGAATCTTTATACTTTAGTGAATTATAATAATGACGTATATGCTTTTTCTTTGCATCGAGTTGTGTTGCATATTGTTTACACTTTTTAAAGTTTACGTTTTTCGCTTGGTCTTTTGAATTTGCACTGACTACTACCTGTGCATCAGTATCAGTAAGAAGATGATAAATTGCCAATGCATCAACGTATTGACTCTTACCATTTTTACGACTCATTTCAATGTAAGCATATTTGGTTTTACGTATATTATCTGCTTTACGATACAATCCGTATATTGCTGCAGTGATAAACACTTGCCAATCTTCAAGAAAAAAATGTTTCTTCTTTGTCTGCTCAGTAAGATATAATGCATTAATGAATGTTATAACTGCATCAACTTCTGCATCACTATAATAATAATCAGGATTACTGAGGTCATCAATAAATCTACTGCAAGCCAATTTGACATACTTGCAAGCAGGTATATTATCTGACTGAACATCGTTACAATATTTAATTGCTATGTCTTTATTTGTTATCATTAGTTGTTTTATTAGCAGCAAAGCCAATCGGTGCTGATGACTTCGTGTTCTTTATTGCGTTGACAACAGTATTGAATGTATGATCATCAACTTCATCAACATTGGTTTTTGATAATTTTTTTTCTGATCGTATCTCTTTGGTAATCTGAACATTTAATTGATACATTAAGTATCCGTTATGCTTTTCGTCACTATTGAATTCATCAACGTATGAATTGTATTGTATGATATTGTTGACAATAAGTTCTAATGTTGTCTGGTCTGTTCGAATATCTCCAAGCAATTTCTTTGCTTTTGCTATTGTTATCCTTTTCATATTATAATTTTTTATAAATTATTATAATTTAATAAGTGTAGTTTTTACACTATACCCCCCCTAAAACCATATATTTTAAAGGTCTT